GCGCCCCCCGCCCGCCGGGTGGGTGTTTTTTACTTTTTCCTGCCTTCATCTGCGGCGATGCATTGTTTTTCTAAATAGTCAATAAAATCTGAGATTGCAGAAGCGGCGGCTTTTTCGCTGTAATAGCGATTAGCTGTGCACACATCTTGTAAACGTCGAATTTCATTATAAACTTTTGCCTTTTTTGCCCTAATTTCAGCATCTTTTTCGCTAATTGACCACGTCCATATATCTTGTTTATATTCAGGACTATACTGCAACATAGGGAGGACTTCATCTTTGTAGTGTCGAATCATTAAGCTGGCATCTACATATTTGGATACATTTATTACTGGGTTGACAAGAAAATCAGTACTGTGTTCAAGCAGAAATGACAAATAATTACGAGTGTCGGCCCAAAAATCATCATTGCTTTCAGATTTGGCTAATAATAAGAGATTGTTAATGGCTGATTCGGAAAGTTTCGTTTTACCGCAAATATCGGCAGCTATATAATGGCGCTCTTCATAATCGCCTAAGAGATATCCCATATCACAATCGAACAGATCGGCCATCAAAGCAAGCGAGTCTAAATCGGGGAGTCGTTCTCCTTTCTCCCAAGCCGCAAGAGTTTTGTGTGAACTTTCCGACTTGTAAATCTTAGTAAGGAGTTCTCCTCTACTTAACCCAAGTGACTCGCGCTCTTTTTTTATGCGATTTCCGATACAGCGTTTTCTATCAGTATAATTCATAATGGGCTAAAAAACCCTCCTAAAATATTTTTGCTCAAATTTATGGGTTGAAAACGGGCTATTCAACCCTCTTTGACGATAGTATAATATACTCAGCATCAGAAGTCAACAACAATGATGAAAGGAGAAAAGAATGTGCAATATTGATGTTCGACGTGCAGCGGCGGGAAATGGCGTTCGGCTTTGGCAGGTAGCAGATGCGCTTGGTATTGCGGATGCACAGCTATCGCGCAAGCTTCGGAAGGAGCTTCCAGACGATGAGAAAGAAAAAATCTTTGAAATCATTCAGGAGATTTCTGCTGAAATGTGAGACGTCAGCAGCGCTTTATATTTAGATAATGTGTTGAGTCCTTGTAAAATATGGTGGTATGTTGTTTGGTACAGACAGGAGGCGATTTTTGTGGGACTTGAAACAGAAAAACTTTTTTTGCGGCCATCTAAAGCTGCGCAGCTCATCGATACGAGCAGGCAGACGCTTTATAATTGGATGCGGCTACCGGGATTCCCAGTGTATCGAATCGGCGGGAGCACTCTTATCGCGGCGGATGAGCTCGTAGAGTGGATCAAGACGCAGGGGCGGTGAGTGGGTGACATATCTCGATCTTTTGAACTCGTTCCACCAATGGCAGAAGAGCAATTACCTCCCGGGAAATGCAAGGTTGCTCTATTACAGCCTGCTTGCCATCTTCAATGAAGCGCGATGGCCGGAGCAAGTGCAGATCGATAACTTCCGGCTCATGTCTATGCTTGACACGCGAACGGAGAGGGTAGCAATCGCGGCGAGGGATAGCCTTGTTGCTGCTGGATTAATTGAATATAGCCGGGGCAAAAAGCGTTCTCCAAACACTTACCGGCTAAAATATACCCCCCGAAAAGTCAGTGAAACCGACAGTGAATCGGGCAGTGTTTTTGACAGTGAAACGGTAAGTACATCGAGCAGTGTATCAGTATCAAAAGTGGTCAGTCATATAAAAGAAAAAGATAAAGATATTTCTTTTGTTCCGCCTCCCGCCGGAACGAAGAGATTGAAGAAGGTTTTTGAGCACGATTCGCTTCCATATCGCGCTGCGCGCTGGCTCGCGGATCAGATTGAGGAGCGCTTGCCGAATTGCACGCCGCATTCAGAAACGACCTTGCAGAATTGGGCGGCGGACTTCGACAAGTGCCATCGACTGGATGGGCACAGCTGGGAGGACATCGATAAGGTTTTACAGTTTTCACAGTTTGATTCGTTCTGGCAAAGCAACATCCTGTCAGGGGGCAAATTCAGAAAACAATACACGCAGCTCCTGGCAAAAATGGGGGGTGGCGGCACGTGATGCAGGACACTTCTTCTCTTGAATATTCCTTGACTGCGACGGTCTGTCTTGAATCGCAGCAGGTCTTGAAACTTCGGCAGCTTGTGAGCACGGACGATTTTTCCATTCCGGCCTGCGCTACAGTTTTTGGCGCTGCGGACAGCGCTGTGTCACGGGGCAAAGCGTTTGATGCGAACATCGCCGCTGACGGTCTTCGCGGGCTTGTGGATGACCCTCGTAAGTTCCTCGCCGAGTGCATCGACGTGACGCCTACCGTGGCACACGCGGAGGAATATGCCCGCCTGTTACATACCAGAGCCGCGGAGAAGCGGCTAAGAGATGGTGTGCTTGCGGCACTCGATGAAGGGAATCCGGCAACAGCGATTGCCGAACTCTGAAAGGCGTTTCTCCTTGACAATGCAGGCGGACGACTGAAAAGCGTCTCGCAGGCCCTTACAGAGACCTTGCAGAGCCTTTCAGTGCAGGAGCAGGCCCGTATCGATACGGGATTCCCAAAATTGGATAGCATTTTGAAGGGGTTCGAGGGGGGACAGCTCATCATCGTCGGTGCTCGCCCAGGGGTCGGCAAGTCTGCTTTTCTGCTCGACCTTGCAGAAAGTGCAGCTCGAGCCGGAAACGAGACGCTTTTCGTCTCGCTGGAAATGAATGCTTCCGAGTTGACCGAGCGCTTGCTTGTGCGCCGCAGTATGGCGACGATGGATGAACTGATTGACCGCGATTTGACTGATGAGCTATGGGACGATATCGCGGCGGCGTCTAACCGCCTTGAACGTCTTCCTCTTCATTTTTGGGACAGGCCCGCGGCAACAGTGAGTAAAGTTCGAGGTGCAGCGGCGACCATTCAAAACCTGCGATTGATCGTCATCGACTATCTCGGCCTGATGCAGGCCGAGCGCCGTGCGGACAGCCGAAATCTCGAGCTTGGACAGATTAGCCGCGACTTGAAAAACCTTGCGTCTGAACTACAGATCCCCATCATTGCGGCGGCACAGCTTAACCGTGGTGTCAACGACACAGACCGCCCGACCCTGCTTTCTTTGCGCGATAGCGGAGAGTTGGAGCAGAACGGCTCGAAGGTGCTGTTTCTCTGGCGCGTCGATGAATTCGGCACGGTTGGGGTTTCTGTTGCGAAAAACCGCCGCGGGCGGCAGGGTGTTGTGCAGATGAGCTTTGACGGTGCGCATCAAAAGTTTACTGAACTCTCGGAGCCGTATCGTGAGCCAGAGAAAAAACGCCGCGGCGGATTTTTGGAGGTTGGCACATGAATTTCAAAATCGCAACCAACATCTTAACGGCAACCAAACCGGCACGCCGGAAACGTGAGCGTTACCGGCAGCGTGACGAGATGCAGCACCGTGTAATTCCGCTTTTGCCTGCTGATGATCGAGACAAGTTTGAGCGGGCAATGAACCGTCATTTTCGATTATGAAAAAGGCCCTCCCCAAACGGGGAGAGCGGCTCTTGTGGTGAATCTGATTTGTCAATTCTGATTTTACCACAGGAGGAGCGGATATGCAAGCAAAACCACTTGACACACAGGATAAGCGAACAAGCGAAATTGCAGCAGCGGTGCAGGCGGGCGAGGTGGACATTCTGAGACTTTGGGCGGCGGTTGAACGCTTTGCGTGGCAGCAGACCTTGAGGTGGGTGCGGGCAATGGAAGGCCGCGCAGGTGTCGAGGAAAGCGACCTTCTGCAAGTGGCGTTTATCTCCCTCATGGACACGCTACCGACATGGGATGTGAACAAGGGTGAATTTCTCACGCTGTACGGCATTAAGCTCAAGGCGGAGTTCACAGAAGCCTGCGGGCAGCGAACACAGCGGACGCGATGTGACCCCATCAACACTGTTTGCCGGTCGATGGACGAGCCGATAGGCGACGAGGACAGCGACCTGACGCTTGGTGACACAATCTCAGATGAAGCAGCAGAAGAGGCCTTTGAGGACGTCGAACAACGGGATTTTCAACAGGCCGTGCAAGTGGCGCTTGCACAACTGCCGGATGCACAGCGCGACGCGATCATCAGTGAGTTTTGGCTTGGTCAAAAGCCTGATGCAAGGGCGCGGCGGGAAGCAATACGAGCCCTGCGGCATCCGCGTATCCGCAAACCGCTGATGGAGTACTACGGGTAAATATGGGCCGCATTGGTGAAAAACGGCCTAAAAAGAGGTGATTATTTGACACATAAACAGACCCAGGCGCTTGCCGCTTTGCTCACGCAGCCAACAAAGGAAAAGGCTGCACGGGCGGCGGGCATTGGATTAACGACGCTAAAAAGATATCTTGCTGATCCTGAGTTTCAAGAGGAATATCAAAAGGCGGTAGCTGATTTGATCGAGGATGCGGCGACAGCGGCAAAGCAAAGCCTAAATCCTGCCCTTTCCTGCCTGCGGGAGATCGTAACGCGCAAGGACGTTACAGATGCAAATCGAATCGCGGCGTCCAGAAGCCTGATCGAATACGGCTTAAAGCTGATCGAGACATTCGATGTAGTAAAGAAGATTGACGAGTTGGAGAAATGGAGGGAAGAAACCGATGGCAACCATTAAAACACGCCTTGCGGCGCTGCAGAATGACAGGAGTAACGAGCTATGAGCGGTATAAAGTGCAGGGTTGATCGCTTAATACGAGATGCACGGAGAATTGTGTGGAGACCACACATGTTGGTTCTGACAGGGCAGACAGGGGCTTACCAGTTAGACATCCGCGAATGGGATGGAGTTCCGGGCAGCGCAAGGGACGGGCTTCACACAAAATCGTATACATTCCCTGATAAAACGTCGGCAATGGCCTTTGCAGATGAAATGATAGGTTATTGGAAAGAACGATATTTGCTTGAGCCGTCCGATCTCCTACTGCTCGATTCGACAATTCCGACAGAGGCAGAGCACAAGGCGGCTGTTCAAAAGATGCGCCCTTTGGCACTTGAGGTTATCGCAGAGCACGAGGGCAAAACCTTAGAAGAAAAGCTGCGAGAACTATATGGGAAGGATGCAGATATTGAGACCTTACCTGTTTGGGGAGAAATTCTCAGATGGGACAGAGAAACAGCGTAGTATAAGAAAAACAGCGCAACAGCGCATAAAAAAGAAAGGAAATTTATTATGGATTTTAAGGCTAACATTGAAACCCGCGAGAGCGTAGAGGCAAAGGCAAAAGCCGCGTTGGGCTTTGATCTCAGCAGCGCCCTTGACCTTGTAAAGCGCGGCGACTATGACAGCGACGAGGCGTATTTGGACGCTTGCACCCGCGCCGAGTTGGAGCGTAGCAGCCCTGAATACAGAGCCGCCAGAAGCCGCCTAAAAGTCGAATACCAGGCACGGCGAGAGGAACAGGAGCGCAAGGCACAGAGCGAAAACTATAAAGCAATCCGCAGCAGCGTGAGCCTTGACAGCGTAGACAAGCACAATATCGATGAAGAAGCCGCCGCACTTGCCCGCCGCGATCTTTCCGCAAATCGTATTGCCGCGTCCGATCTGGGCGCGACCATTGAGAAGTACGCGGCAGAGCTGACGGAAAAAGCAAAGGACAGTAAGGCCAGCAGCGCTCTTTTCAATGCTATGCTGCGCGGTCAACTGTAAGGAAAGGAGAACACACCATGAGCGAATTTAACATTTATGCCCGAAAGCTCGATACAGCTTTCAAAGAAGCCCGCAGCGAGTACAACACCGCTTTCCGCGCACTCCAAGAGGCGCAGCAGGCCAGCCGTGACGCTAACGCATGGAAGCCCGGAGACAGCGCAGAGGAAAAGCAGGTGAGAACAGCCCGCGCAGCGCTAAAGCTGCATGACGCAGAAGCCACCTTTAACGAGGTGAGCGCCCGCGTTTGGGACAACTTCAAGGCCACGCGCCGCACGATCCGCGCCGAGCTGGAACAGGCAGTGCGCGCCGCCAATATTGCAAACCCTGACGCAATCGACAATAACGCCCTTGAGCTGATGAAAACCGGCGTTCTTTCCCCGGCTGATTACTCCGCGTTCATGGAGAGATTCGACAGCAACCACACCATGTTAAAGTTAGTTGGTCACTACGCAGCCGAAGCCGCAAAGACTACGGACAGCCGCCGAGAGGCCGCAGCCCTTAACGCTATCGCTCTTGACTGCCAGAGCGGGGAGGGCGCAGTCATGCGGGCATGGGACAGCATTTCGGCAATTTCTGACAGTTGCGGCGACGGGGACGGCTACCGGCGCAAATCGCCCGGTGTAATTGTCAGCATGAGCGAAAAATGGGACGATCTCGCGGGCGAGGCCGTGGAGAACTTCTGATTTTCGATAAGCGGCAGAGATCAACATTCTGATACAAAGCTTCCTGAAAACAAATTTAAGGAGAGATAAATATGGAACTTAGTTTTGCGAACGGCGTGCAGGAATACACCGTGCACGGCGTTAAGGGCGATGTGATCATTCGATTCAACCCGACTGACGGCGCATTTATCCAGCGTCTTTACAACGCGTTTGACACACTGGACAAGAAGCAGGATAAATACGCAGATGAGGTTCAGAAGTGCGGCGACCGCGTTGAGATTTTCAACATTGCCGACCGCCGCGACAAGGAGATGCGCGAGATCATCGACGGTCTTTTTGAAGAGCCGGTATGTGACAGCATCTTTGGCAGCATGAACCTTTATGCGATGGCGGACGGCCTGCATGTATGGACAAATTTCCTGCTTGCGCTGATGGATGAGACAGACAGCGCCTTTGCTCGTGAGCAGAAAGCCACGAATCCGCGCATTCAGAAGTACACGGCAAAGTATCGCCGATGAATTGGGGCTTGCCTACCTCCGTTGAGATCGACGGAGAGAGCTATGAGATCCGCACGGACTTTCGCGTTATCCTCGATATCTTCGTAATGCTGAGTGATCCTGATTTGAGCGGCGCAGACCGTGCGGAAGGTATCTTGCAGATGTTCTATGTTTCGCATGAGGATATCCCGCCGCAGCATTTGCAAGAGGCGGTAGACGCTTTCTCGTGGTTCCAAAACGGCGGACAGGAGCCGGACAAGAGGAAATCGCCGAAGCTGGTTGACTGGGAGCAGGACTATCCGTTGATCCTCCCGCCCATCAACCGAGTATTCGGACAAGATATCCGCGGAATCCCTTATGATGCGGAGACCAACACCGGGGGCGTCCATTGGTGGACGTTCCTCGGTGCGTATAACGATCTCGGGGACTGCACCTTTGCGCAGGTCGTGCGCATCCGCGACAAAAAGGCGCGCGGCAAGACGCTTGAAAAGGATGAACGCGAGTGGTACCGCAGGAACAGCAATATCGTGAATATGAAACACAAACTCAGTCAGGAAGAAGAAACGACTATTTCTAAGTGGCTGGGAGCGGGAAAGGAGTGATTAAATGGCGAATGCTGACGGCAGTGTGATTTTCTCTTGTGATTTGGATTCGACCAAAGCACAAAAGAAACTGAGCAAGCTGCGTGACGAGATATCCGAACTGAACAGCAAGCTTGAAAAGGAAACGGGCAATAAGATGAACCTTGAAAAGCAGCTTGACGCCGCATCTCAGGCAGCGAAAGCTACTGAGGAACGCGTGAAGATGCTGCGAAAGGAAGTCGAACGGCTGAACGACCGCGAATGGATCCAAAAGCAGGGCTTTACACAGAACGAGTATCAGACGCAAGTGTTAGACCGCCGCGCCGCTGCGGAGGCGGAGCTCAAACAGCAGGAGGAGCTTTTGCACACGCAGACGAAGGAGGTCAAAACGCTTTCGGCTGCTTACGAAGAGACGACCGCCAACATCGACAGCATGACGGTAAAGCTCGACAAAGCAAAGGTCGCTGCCGGTGAGATGATTGCCAACGTGGAGCAAGAGCGCAAGGAGCGCGAGGCGGAGAATTCCGCGCTTGCCAAAGCGGGCCAGTATGCCGCGCGTTTCAGAGATCAGGTCAAGAGTTTAGCGCGCTCTATGCTTGTATTCTCAGTCATCACGGCGGCGCTCATGGCGCTACGCAAGCAGATCAAGGCGGCTATTGCGACCAGCGCAGAGGCATCCGACGCTTTTGCCCGCCTCAAAGGTGCGCTGCTGACGCTGGCCGCGCCTTTGATGGACGTACTCATTCCGGCGCTGACGTGGCTAATGAATCTGCTTGCGGCCATTGTGTCGGAGATCGTGACGATCATTTCGATTCTGAGCGGTAAGTCAAAGAAGAGCATGGAGGCATCGGGCAAAAACCTCTACAAAGAGGCAGCCGCCACTGACGCGACCGGCCAGGCGGGAAAGGGAGCGACAGAAGGGCGCGCCGCGGGGGTTGGGCGCGA